ACCTCTACCGTTTTCCAATCACGGTTCATGTTCCAACGGTTTAGTCTTACTTGGCGCAAAGGTCCCCGTAGAGATACCAGTGCTTATTTTTAAAGTAAGCCTATAGACCCATCACGAATCGAACGTGATTAATACCACTAGGTCTACACAAAAAAACGGTTAAAACTCCGATCCATGTCCCACGCCCGCTGTATTGCTCTAGTGGCTGAAATAACCACTATTGAGACGGCAGGATTCGAACCTGCGTACGTTCCAGACCCTTTATAGTCATATCGCTCCCCCAACTGAGCTACGTCTCAACACCCTATCTCGCCTTTTAGCTACAAAATAGCAAGTTCGATAGTAGTTAAAGTTGACGACTAAATAAATAGCCTGTTGGTAAATGATTATCTCTTCTTGCTATTTTGATAATACTATATTAACACATATTTTTATGTATAAACTATTGTATTACTGTATAAAAACTAGTCAAAAACTCCTTGCTCTACAATCAAAGAACCCTCCCTATAAAGCTCTGCAAAAGCTAATAATGCAGCATCTAGCGTGTCATAATAAAAACTCTCTGACATACATAATTCTGTATAAATAACCTTATCTGCATTTTTGTAAGGAGATAGGTATTTGTCATACAAAATCCTACGCTTTTCTGGCTCCAATATCATACTAACTGATTGCTCAATTGCTTCTAATTCTTGTTCAGCTGACACACGGTTGAGTGCTAAGCATTCAACTGGCTTACTAGGAGTTCCGTGTGATTGTCTAGGCTCAAAGGAATAAGTGGCTGTCACTTTTTGAGTATCTACATCATTAGCGATCCTACGCCAGCGTGGATACTCTCTTAGTTTTCGCTTAGCGTTTGATTTAGTCTTTTGTATATTAATTTCTGGAAAAAACGTCATGAAAGCTCCTCGTATGATATAATAGTTGTACGAATATATACCGAATGGCGCTTTCACGAGCGCTTTTTTATTGTTCTCCTTTCCTTCCTCTGCTGACTTATTTTGTTGTTAAATTGTCGAGTATTAAATTTTTAGTTTTGCGTCAGCACTTTATTTGCAGCATTACGCTTGTATAATCATCTGTGAGCGATAACAGACTTTAGATTTTTACGAAAAAAATGTCGGAGGATATTTCCCTTTCTAAAAATTTCGCTCTATAACTACGTAACGATTATTCCACGCTACGCAGCTGAATACTTACAGAAAGCTTCTAGTGTAAGTTTAACGAGTATTCCAGCTCGTAGACCCACAGAGCCATTGCAGGCTCTTAGGCGCTTGCGTGGGAATTTAGTTTGCTCCTGTATTTAATAGTTTAAAATGCCAAGTTTCATATTCACCATGATAAACGAAGCCTATAGAGTCTGCATCAACGATTTTATCGCATACAACATATGCTAAATCAGTATTTTTTAAATAATCTTTTTCACCATATTTAACAATAGCAATATCATGTTTTTTACCATTTCTAAAATAATAGCCAGAGGACAAATTATATTTGTCGTTGTTAAAGTCATTTGCATATTTTTTTGATATAAAAATTGTTTTTTCTTTCATTCCGTCACCTCTTTCGCAAACTGCCAAGCCCAGTCGAAGTCTTTGCGGATTTCTTGTTCTGTGAGAACACGAATATTGCTATACCCTTCTAATTCATTTTCATAAACAGAAATAAGTTTCAATTCATTAATTACTTTTACTAAAATTAATTTTAAATCACTATTCGGATTAGGTATCTCAACCGTATACAGCTTCTCTTTTTCGATTGTGATATTTGGATAAGCTAGCCAAGCTTCATAAAACTCACGTTCATTGTGAGTTAGCCACTCTCTAACTTCATCAGATTGTCGACTCATGTGTTGATGTAAATAATCTACATCATCATCAAAGCTTTTAATCACGTCAAATATCATTTGTGGCACTTCTGGTTTTGGTTTGTCAAGTGTGTCAAGCAAGGCTTTTACCTTGTGAGCTGGAATCATTGGAATCTTCCAAAGCTCATCACTATCTACTGACAATTTGTCCACTATTTTTTTCGCTTCTTCAATATTCATTTGTTACCCTCCTAAATCACTAAAAGGCACTTCCCAAGTATAATCTTCATACTCAAGAGCTCGATTTTTTATCAGTTGACCAGAATGAATCTCAACTTCATGGGTAAACTCCATACCCATCTCAAAACCGAAAATATGTAGGTCAACATCATATTTCTTCGACAACTCTAAATAGTTTTCAGGGATAATAGTCCACGCTTGTTTGAAATTACCAATTGTAACAATATGTGTTTCTCCTTCATCACATTCGGGACTTGTCAAGCAAAAATTGATTTTTTTTGAATTAATAAATGCTCTTTTAGTGCCTTTTAAATAAAAAACATCTCTACCTTCAATTTCAAAGCTATAATATTCTTCATCTATATCATCAAACTTAATTAGTCCTTTTTCTAGTCTATAGCTAGATACAGGAACTTCTAAGATTTCATTCAAGTACTTTAGGATATTTGATCTGGTTCCTCTAATTTTTATAACACCTTCACACCAATTTGGCATATTTCTATCCTCCATTTCCAGTGAGTTCAGCAATCAACTTAGTTTTTAGCTAACTGCTCGTGCGATTTGTCTAACTGTCTCTGATTTTGCTCGCTAGCACGTTTAAGCTGCTTTTGTGTCCTGCGTAATGCAGTCAAGTATTTCTTGTTCTTCAATCATCCTTCTAACCTTTCTAGTAATTCGCTGTTTTGATATATGTTTCCGACGACTTCGTTTTCTTCGATTTCTGACCATAAATAGACAGCATCAGTCCCTGTGTCAATTAACCAGCAACCTTCTAACATTTTTACTACACCTTTAAAATCTTTATATGTGTAATCTATGAGACGTGTTGTTAAAACTATATCACCATCAAAAATCTCAACGCCATTTTTATCAAACATTCCTGTTGATTGCATGAGTATAAGTTGCTTAATATCGCCTATTGCAACGCCTCCATACTCGTCTTTTAATCCTACATCACCATTTTCAAAATCAATGATGGTAACATCATACATGCGTTCGAACTTCTTTGACCACGCTCTAAATTTCGGTATCATAACTCACCTCTCAAAAAATACTCTGCATCACTTTTAGCGATTAAGCTATCACGATAAGCAATAGCTTCGTCTTTAGTCCTAAACTCTTTGTCTTTATAAACAGTCTTAAGTATCTGTCCACCTATGCTTTCGTATACTCTAACTACGTGTTTCATTTTCATACCCATTTTCCTTAAGCCAAACTGATAACATCATGCAATAATTCGCCAGATCGTTTAAGGTGTCTGTTAGGCTCTCTGGGACGTTTTGTTTGTTTTGGGTAAGATTATATAGCCTATTGTATTTGTCGCTTATACGGACGACACCAGCGATAAATCCAAAGTCGTTTAGAGACTTCTCGAAAGAATTTCCGTAATCTGCGTTTTTGGCTAAAAATGTTTGATAGTTTTCGTTATATGCTACTTGCATAGTTTCTGCGTTAATTTTATCTGTCATGTGTTATACCTCTAAAAACTCATAGCTGCATATATCAGACGTTTAGTCTGCTTGTAATGCTCTAACTTAGTATCTTTGTGCGCTCTTTTTAGTTTTACAAAAAGTTCTGTTTCATGGTCATTTGGATCGTGATACTCACGATATGATTTGAGATACATCTGTACATAAGTGTCTTTATCAAAATAATCTTTAAACGCCTCGATTACATAAGGCCTTGGCAATATATTTCTACGCTTGTTATTTGAGATATTTAGTCTTAAGCGTTCTGATGTTTTATCGTCTAGGCTTAACTCTTTGACACGTCTCAAAATACTGCTATCAAAGATACTATAAAATTTATCCGTTAGTTCGTTCATCTATTTCCTCAATTTTTACTTTTATTCTAGGGTTTGGACTATACTTTTTTGTTGCTCTTAAGTCACATACAATATTATCGTCTGACCAGACAATCCCCGATTTTTGTATTTTGTCATAACCCGCGTCTGAAATACTATCAAAAACAGCTTTAACTAGGTTATCAATATCAGGCTTCTTTACGTGCCATATAAGCTCACGCACGAAGTTCTGATATATTTGTATTGTTTTATCTTTAGAACTCTGTGTAGGCTCTTTTGATAGCGTTTTGGGGGCTTTCATGTAAAAGATTACCTCTACCTTTATGCAATCATCGAAAAACGGTCCATCATAATTTTTTTCTATCCATCCAGAAACCTCTTTTCGCCATCTCTTCATCTTTGGATCTTCGTACGTACCAAATTTGCTGAACTTAGGTCTAGTTTGAGGTTTTGGTTCGATTGGTATTTCGAATTCTGTTTTAAAAGTCATATTCCTCTTCAATTCCTACTAACAATGCAATTCGTTTTGAGCTAGCTAACGCTTGATATGATTTAGTCATGTACTGTTCTATTGTTGCTTTTTTAATTCCAAGCCGTGCCGATAACTCATCTTTTGTGCCAACGTCGACAAACTTGTCGTCGTCATATATTGCATATATCCTTTGTTTCTTAACCATTTTTCAAAAATCCACACTCGCCCTATTAAATGTGTGTGAGCTGTGGCAAGGACGAGTGTAGCAATTCTCCATATTATCGATTTTATCGATAAGCAGACTGTTTCCTTTCTCGCTCGGAAAATATAGTTACTGCAAAGGCCGAGCTTCACTTTGCAATGTTAGTTAAAAAATCATTACTCTTTGTGTTAATTGATTAGCTCTACAATACTCACAATGGCCGCAAGGTTTAGGGGGTTCTATCCCTTTTTTAACGTCATCTAAATGTTTGATGTTTTGCGCTAGGTTATCTAACTCATTTTGCATAGCATCTAAATTTTCGATTGCTATTGCTCTAGTATCTGGAGGTGTTTCTTTAGTCACCGCGTAAATGATTGGCTTAAATGGCTTCTTGTATTTAGCTTCTAGCATGATTTTATAAGCAGCCATCTGTAAGATGTAACCGTAAGCCTCAAACCAGTAAACTCGCTCTTGACCATTCCAAACCTTGTCGTCAACAGGGCCTTTTGTGGTTTTGATGTCCACGAAGTAACCACAATCAACATTTAGGCAGTCAATTTTACCTTTGAATTCCACGCCACCA